ACCCAATGAAACCAAGGGCTTACTGTCGATCGGTGAGCAGGTGAGGAAGGCGAGCGACCCCCTTTCTTCTTTGAGAAAGAAAGAATATAGAAAAGGTTGGACGCGTCGCTCTCACTCTCACCCCCGACAGAAAATCCAATGATTACAACGCCTTAGCTGGTGACAATGCCGGTGACATATCCTCCCGCATCACCCTATCTGCCAGCGCATCCGCTGCCGCAGCCTTCCGCCGCAGCCTCGATATCTGGACCGCCACGCTGCGCCCCTCGCCCAGCCGATACAGTATGTCCGCTTCATAGCTTGCGTGGGCGGCCTCGATCCTAAGCAGCCGCACCTTCTCGGCAGGCGACTTGGTCCTGTACTTCGTGTGAAGGGGCGACCCCATGATATACAGCAGCGTCATAACACCTGTCCTCCGATCAGCCCCATTGCGAGGCCATTGCGTCCGCGATCCCTTGATAGGTGCGGCTCCGTTCCTTCCACCGATCCGGGCCGGGCGACATCTTGTGGATGCGCGCCTCCCGACCCCCAACAATTTGTGTCGGCACCAACTTGGGCAGGCCCTTCAACCAGAGGCAGGTGGCCTTCGTCTCCCCATGCCCAAACTGCCACGGCTGCACAATCTGATCCGGCTTGCGGATAGCCGTGCTGATCTTGCTGACCGGGTTCTCAATGGCGATGCGGGGGACTGGCGCATCCATCAGGGCACGCACGAAGGCGAGCGCATCGGCCTGCTCGGGGAGCTTGTCCTTCCACCAGCGGGCACCGGACACGGCGAGGTGAGTGCAAGGTGGATGGGCGATCATCAAATCCCATCCGTCATCGAGGATGCCCAGCACGCTGCCCTGATAGTGGGGGCCGGGCTTCTCGGTGGGCAGCAGGTCGCATGACATGGCGTCATGGCCTCGGGCACGGAAGGCATCACGCACGGTGCCGCTATATTCGCAGGCTACCAGAACACGCATCGACGTGTCTCCAATCTGAGGGTTGAAGGCTTACAGGTTTTTGGGGGCGGGCACAAGCCCCCCGTTCGGCAGTCGCACGCGCGGCTCGCCAATCTCCCGCCGGATTTCACGGGCCAAGGCTTCAAGCGTGTCCTGCCATGCCCCGATCATGTCGGCATCGGTCCCGCTGTCACCCCAATGGCGGTCGAGCAGCATCTCCACCTGTTCAGCGGCGTGCATTGCCTCGCACATTGCCTCATAGGCGGCTTCGTGTTTGTCGTGATTGTCTTCCACGGTCACTACCTCCGGTTGAATATGTTGGATGGGGCTCGCGTTACCAGACGCCGCAGGCTTCAAGGGTGGCGCGATCCTTGTCGAACGCGATCCGGTCAGCCTTGGGCATAGCGTCGAAGTGTTCCTGCACTTGCTTGGCGATGACACGCTGTTCGTCCGTCATCATGACAAGCCCGAAGATGGAGGCTTTGTAGGCGTTGACGGAGAGCATGGCGCCTTGCCACGCGGCGTAGGCGAGGGTGGTAGAGAGCGGCGCGGCCTTCAGCAACTTGCCCTTGTTGGGGCCACGGCTGGAGATGGCGGCGGCGAGCGCAGCTTGCGCGGTAGCTGACAGGGACATAGGTCTATCCTATGCAAAGGGTTGCGAGCGAATGCCTAGCACTCGGGCGACCCCTTGGCAAGTAGGCACCAAGGGGAAGCCGGAAGGCTAGAAGGCGCCGGTCAAGCGGATGCGCCAGCGTAGGTCTAGCATCATCTCCACTTCGAAGCCGTGGCCGCGTTCTGTCAAGCCTGCCACGATATCGAGCATGGTGGACATTTCGAACACAAGGATATCGCGTTGCATGATAGGGGTTTCCTATGGGCGAGGGTGGATTAGGCGGCGTCGCGAACGAAGCCGGAGGTGTCACGGATGGCAGGGCCTTTGGCGCGCAGCCCCACGATGACGCGCGGCGGGTCAAGGAACCGGAGATCGTCAGCGTCTCCGTCGATTACCGGCCACGCTTCGCCATCGATGGTGAAGGTGGCAGGAAGGGGCTGGCCACGCTTCACACGGAACACGGCCGCAACCTGTCCCCCCGCGCGGAGGACGGATGCCGCTTGTGCGTCATTATTCTCGGCAAGCGAAAAGGTGAGAGAGTAGGCGGCGCGAGCGCGCTTTAGGCGGGAAGGTACCTTGAAATAGTCGTAGCGCATGACGCCAAGGGCTTCGATTTGGGCGATGGTGCGCGGCATCATGCCATCGAAATCTAGGTCGGAGGTTCCGTTAAGGCGCAGCACGGGGCGCAGCCCATTGGCATGGCACCATGCGACGAAGGCCCGCACATCATCTAGCAGCAAGGCGGAAAACGTGGCGCGGTCCTCCCATAGCAGTTTGGTGCGGCGGAGGCGTGCCGCTTGGATGGCATTGGAGCGAAGGCCCGCCGTCAATTCCGCATGAGTGAGGATGGAACCGGAGGCGAGGCCGCCGCGCCCGGCCAGATTGAGACAGGCTGCGAGACAACCGGAGGTGGCGCCGCCGCACACATTGCGACCGGAGAGGGAACCGGGCGCGAGGTGAAGCACGGCAACGGCATAGCCCTTGGCGCGGCCCTTGGCGGTTTTGGGATTGCCCAAGGTGAGCAGCCGGAGGCGCGGTTGAGGGGTATATTCGGGGGCGGAGGACATAGGGCGTGGCCTTATGCGAGGGGTGGCAGGGCGGAGATTAGCGCGCGGAAAGGGCGGCGCGCAAGCAGTCAACACGCATGGCGTCCGGGCCTTTGTTGCCAGTGCCACGGCGCAGGATGGCGGAGAGGGCGCCGCGCAAGATGTAATCCGGGCTGGCGGATAGCAACGCGGGGGTGTCGGCAATGCGGCGTGCGGAGAGTAGGGACATAGGGGCGGAGCCTTATGCTAGGGTTAACGGTGGGCGCGGCGCGCAAGGGCGGCAAGGGCGCGATCTACGGCCTCGTTTGCGCCTTTGGTCGCGGTTGCGTCGGAGTCGCCACGCGCAAGGGCGGCATAATACTTGGCCTCCCAAAGGGCGGAAAGCTTGTCGTCGGAGTCGGACATAGGGGCGGGGCCTTCTATGCGAGGGGTGGAGGGGATTAGATGGCGTAACCGGCGAGGCGCAGGAACAGGTTGCGAGATTCTTCCGTGCTGGCGTAGCGGTTGTGGTCATAGGCGGCCATGACGTGCTGGCGGACGGAGTAGGTGTCGGAGAGGGTGGAGTAGGTGGGAAGGGCGACCGTGCCACCCACGCCGCGCGACATGTCATAGAAATGGACGCCGGTTGCGGTCACTTCCGCAATGATGCGCTGGCCTTCCGCCGTATAGAGGCGGCCGGTATTCCATTCGTGGCGGGCGGGGGTGGCGGTCATCTCGGGGTGGCCTTTCGTGTGTGTGTGTTGTGGTGGAGGCCGCTAGATGAGGGAAGGCGAAAGGCTTGTCAATGGGGCGAAATGGATATGGCAGCTATGCGAGGGGCGCATGGCCTCGGGGCGTGTGCGGGCGGGCGCGCGGGTGCGTGGCGCGGGGCGTGCGTGTGCGCGCGCGAGCTATTCTTATATATGGGGGAGTAGGAGAATTTTCTCATTGCCAGGCAGATTAGCCTAGTCAGTAGGAAAATATTCTAGTCAACCCGCTTTCCGCATGCGTTTCATTCTCTCTGCGCCACGGTGGCCGCCCGGATCAGAACGAAACCGGCTTGGTGCGAAGAAAGAACAATATGCTCCCGGCCCATCCCGGCCCCAGCACGTTCCGCCTAGCAATCATTCTGGTAGCCGATCGGTTGGGCGCCGGGTCATGCCAGCTACGGCACGGTTCGGAGCCGGCTCGTTACGCCTGGCGCCCGTATACTGTATACTGGATTCTGTAGGGGGTAGGCACTAGGGGGGATGGAAAATGTGGCCGGGTGTGTTGTGCAGTCAGAATGCCCCTACCAGATTCGCGCGTATTTTTCGAGTTTGTCACACTTTTGCCATAATCCCCGACTCAGGCTCCTTCCCCTGCTCCACATTAACGACGGGCACATCCGCCCACCCATACGAAGTCGTCACCTGCAACTTATACCCCGTATAAACCCGCTCGCCCTGCTCGTCCAGCGTATAGTACTGAACCACGCGCAACGGAATCGCCATCACATCCTCCCCAAATATAACGACCACTGTTCCCGCTCAAGCCGGGCCTTCAACCAGTCAGATGCCTCCAGCGGCGTCGCATGCGTAGCACAACTCAGCGCGTCCCAGAACGGCCAGTACCAATACCGAACCTCTACCGCATAGCCCGCCCAAAAGTCCTGCACAATCCGGTACTCCGGCTTAAACCACTTGAGCATTGCTACGCCCTCCTAAAGCTGAACTAACTATAGCCCGGCCCCACCCTTTCGTCAAGCACATAACTCATTCCGCATACGTAACGATCCCTAATCCCTTTTGACAATTGCCCTGCCCAAATGTCACTTGCCTTACATTACGCTACGCGCTATGAAAGGATAACCTGCCAAACCTACACTCTTTTAACACATGCCGCCAACATGTAAGTAAAAACGCAAACTGCTAACACGTCCCGGCGGTGAGGGTCTTGGAAAAAACTCACTGGGAAGCTCACCGTGGAAAGCCTTATATATCAAGGGCGTAAGCCCAAAGGTGAGGGAGTGAGAAAGGTGAGGGATACCTCTTTTTCTTTGAGAAAGAAAGAATATATAAGAGGATACAAAAAGATTTAAAAAGGTTGGAAGACGCGCTCACACGTTCACTTGCTCACCAAATCCAATGATATCAAGGACTTAGCTGTCGCCCGCGCCCGGAAGGCCCTCTCCAGACCCTCTCCCCCTCACCCAACTACGCTACAGGAATTCGGGTGCACTTCTGGAAGGTAGACTACATATTATGATAAGTCTAGCTGGAATACAACTGTGGTAAATTTGCCACACCCTATGCGCCCAGTGGGTCCCCCGCGTAGCGGCCTTGACTATAGGGAGTCCTCATCCTATGTTTCTTCTTCGCTCGTAAGACCCCGTGGATTGGGGCGGATAACGGGGGATAAGGATTGGCTGCGTCGGTCGGCGGCCCCCACTTATACAAGGAGAAGGCAGTGGAAGTAACCTATCTAGGGCATTACGGTTCGGACTTGACCGTGGTCAATGCTGCAAGGGTCAGCTTTGGAAAACAGGTGCAGGAGTTCCGGCCCGAGAAGGATGGTCGCCTGCTGCGCTATCTGGCGAAGCACAAGCACGAACTGCCCTTCGCCCACCCCCACGTCAGCTTTCACTTTAAGGCGCCTATCTTTGTGGCTCGGCAGCTTGCCAAGCACCAAGTGGGCTTCGTGTGGTCGGAGATCAGCAGGCGCTACGTCAAGGATACGCCGGAACTGTACTGGCCCAAGGAGTGGCGCAAGGGCTCTGAGGACATCAAGCAGGGCAGCACTGACGAGCCTTGGGACGACAAGTACGGGGTGACTGAGCGGGTCGATGTGGCTGCTCGGTCGCTGGTATGGGACTACAAGCGCATGGTGGCGGAAGGGTGTTGTGCGGAGCAGGCGCGGATGATCCTGCCCCAGAACATGTACACTGAGTGGCACTGGACGGGTAGCCTGCTGGGCTGGGCGCGGGTATGGGGTCTACGGGTTAAGCCGGATGCCCAGCGTGAGACCCGAGAGATCGTGGGGAAGATCGGGGCCAAGATGACAGAATTGTTTCCCCATTCTTGGGAGGCGCTGACCAATGTCAAGTGACGTCGCGGAACTGATGGGTAAGCTGTTCAAGCGGGGGTTCAACCCGGATGGGATTGTCTATATTTTGAGACTGCTGGCAGCAGAGCATGAGGAAGGATCTGATCGGCGGCGTGACTTAGAGCTTGCAGCCGAAAGCCTTCTGGAGTAGGTAGTGGGCGACCGGCGCCGCCTAGACTTTTAGCGCCGGGTTTGGTATAGTGGTAGTTCACCCCAAGAGGAGCTATTGATGCGTAATTATGAAGATGCGCCGACCCCGTCTGCGCGTGCGGCCACGATTATCCGCCGCACCTATTCTAGGCCCCAAGCTGACGGCTCCTTTGAGGAATGGTCGGACATTGTCGGAAGGGTGGTTTCGCACCAGCGTTGGCTGTGGCAGCGGGCTCTGGGCGACAAGCCTCTGACGGCTATGCAGGAAGGGGAATTGGAGGAACTGCGCGAAGTCCTGCTGCGGCGGGAAGGCTCGGTGTCCGGTCGCACGCTGTGGCTGGGCGGTACGGCGGTGGCTAAGAAGCGTGAAGCCTCTATGTTCAATTGCGCCTTTACGAAGGTCGAGACGGTCCACGATGTGGTGGATGCGTTCTGGCTGCTGTTGCAGGGCTGCGGCGTCGGCTTCGAGCCGGTGGTGGGTACGCTGAATGGCTTCACGCAGCCGATGGAAATCGAGATTGTGCGTAGCCAGCGGGCCAAGCTGGAGCAGAAGAAGGGTCGTGAAACTAATGTCGAGACGTTCACGCAGGAGAACGGGAAGACGGTTTGGGCTATTAGTATTGGTGACAGCGCAGAAGCCTGGGCCAAGTCGGTGGGTAAGGTGCTGGCTGGCAAGCGGAAGGCTGATGTGCTTCGACTTGACTTCGGGCAGATTCGTCCAGCCGGGGAGCGTCTTGCTGGGTACGGCTGGATTTCGAGCGGCGACGAGACTTTTGCTCCCGCGCTTGAGAGGATCGCGCAACTTCTTAACGCGCGTGCCGGTCAGCTTCTTACCCGCATCGACATCCTCGATCTTCTTAACCACCTCGGCACCACCCTCTCCTCACGACGTTCGGCGGAGATTGCATTGGTTCCGTTTGGCGACCCGGAATGGGTGGAGTTCGCCAAGGCGAAGAAGGACTTCTGGGTCCATAACAACTTCCATCGCCAGCAGAGCAATAACTCGGTGATGTTCAAGTCGCATCCCACGCATGCGGACATTGCCGGTCTGTTCGATCTGATGCAGGAAGCGGGCGGCTCTGAGCCTGGCTTCATCAATATGGTGGAAGGCAAGCGCCGGGCTCCGTGGATCTCGGGCGTGAATCCGTGCGCGGAGATACTACTTCCGAACAAGGGTTTCTGTAACCTTGTGGAAATTAATCTGAGCCGCTTCAATGATGAGAATCTGGACCGGCTGTTTAGGACTGCGGAACTGCTGGCTCGCGCCAACTACCGCCAGACCTGTGTTAATCTGGTGGATGGGGTGCTTCAGCGGGCATGGCATGAGAACAACGAGTTCCTGCGGCTGTGCGGCGTGGGTGTTACGGGCGTGGCCGAATGGAAGTTCGGTGACAATCCTATGTCGTGGGCGCTCCTGAAGTCGGTTGTTAAGGATGCTGCGTATGGTATGGCTGACGAACTGGGCCTGCCGCGTCCCAAGGCGGTCACTACTGTCAAGCCGTCGGGCACCTTGAGCAAGATTATGGACACGACAGAGGGTGTGCATAAGCCGCTGGGCAAGTACATCTTCAACAATGTGCGGTTCAGCAAGCATGATCCGTATGTGGAGAAGCTGATTGCCGCGAATTATCGGGTGTTTCAGGACCCGTCCAGCCCGGATGCGGTGCTGGTGACGTTCCCGGTGGCCTACGAGAACGTCAAGTTCGACGTTGTTGACGGCAAGCATGTCAATCTGGAGCCCGCCCAGGCCCAGCTTGATCGCTACAAGCTGCTGATGGACCACTATGTGGACCACAACTGCTCGGTTACTATTAGCTATAGCCCGGAAGAAGCACCGGAAATCGTCGATTGGCTTGCTGACAACTGGAATAACTACGTTGGCGTGAGCTTCTTGTACCGGACGGACCCCACTAAGACCGCTAAGGACCTTGGCTACCTGTATTTGCCACAGGAAGTTGTGGATGAGGAGGTCTATACGGCCTATGCTAGCACGCTGAAGCCGCTGGATGGCGGGTGCATGACGTGTCAGCAGGCTGAAAAGGACGAACAGGAGTTCGAAATTGACACCGGAAGCGAGTGCGCAACAGGGGCATGTCCCATCCGATAAGGTAAGGAGCCCCTGTCGTGGAGAATGTAGTGTTTTTGCTACCCCTGCTGGTTACTTTTGTTCTGGTTGCGGGCGTAGTCTTGAAGAAATTGCTGGCTGGCGATCCTACTCTGAGGGAGAAAAGTCAAATGTTCTCAGAGCCATAGCCCAACGCAGACTGAGTGCTTGATTTATGGGGGCTGGTAGGGTAGTATTCCTATCAGCCCCTTCTTTTTAGGATTTTGGCATGCAATTCACGGTGCAATACGACGACGGCGTCTGGATTTTCACGGTCGCTTCCGACGATGACGAGCCAGACTACCTTGAGGAGTTCGAAATCACTAATCTCGCGGATGCAGCGGCGGCTGCCCACGAACTAATCGAGGAAATCATGCAGGCTGCCGAGGCCGAAGACGAAGAAGACGACGAAGCTGACCCGCTAGAGGGGTTCCTCGACGAACTTGAGGAGTAAGGCGTGCCGTGGTGGCTGACCGTGACGCAGCAATTCAGGATTTTGCAGAGTCTGCCGATCTCGATAGGCGGGCCCTAGAGGCTATCTCGAAGGTGCTGGCCAAGTCGCCCCGCGCCATCCTTATTGCGTGGGAGGATGACACTTCTTTCGGCATGACGTCCATTCCGTTCTCTAGGAGCCTAATCAAGGGCATGGTCGACACCGCGTTTGATGCGGTATTCGGGGATGATGCTGTGGCGGAGGAGCCAGTCGATGATTAAGGTGTTGACTCAGAAGGCCCGTAACATTTGGCCTACCTTGATTGTCTTGCCATTTTATGTTATACTTTTCCGCTAGTCAAGCTAGGTAGAAAGAGTGGCGGCTTCTCAGAAAATTTCTGAACTGACGACAGCCGGTCCCCTTACGGGGGCTGAACTCGTCCCCATTGTGCAGAACGGCGGCACCCTCCAGACTACCGTGTCGGTCGTGGCAGCCTTTGCTGTCGTGTCACTAACTCCTGCCGTCTCTGCCCTCGCTACTCAGGTCGAACAGGTCTCCGCTGCCGTATCTGTCCTTGACAGGGAGGTGTCTCTGTTGGCGGCGGCCATTTCTGCTATCGGAGACGTGTCGGCCCTTTCAGTGCTTGTGTCGACGGTGGCTGTCCTTGAGGCAGATGTTTCGGCTCTCACCATCCGCGTAGCAGATGTGTCGGCCGTCACGTCCGTAAATGCCGCCGCGATTACTTCTATTAACAACGCGGTCTCGACCCTAGAGATCCGAGTTAGCGCGGCCTCTGCCATAGGCGTTACGAATGCGTCGGCTATCACATCTGTTAACAACGCGGTGTCGGCGCTTGAGATCCGAGTTAGTGCGGCGTCTGCGACGGGGGTCACGAATGCAGATGCTATCACTTCTGTCAATGCGGTTGTGTCGATCAAGGCCAATCGCAACGGCGACTTCCTTACCAACGTCCAGTACATCGACTTCAATACCACGACTAGCTATGCGCCCGCGTCGGGCCGGCTGACGTGGGATATCGAGTCGGGCACCCTTGATCTGGGCTTGGCCGGCACTGTCAACCTGCTTGTCGGGCAGCGTACTGTCGCCCAAATCTTTAATAATAGCGGCGTCACCCTGCCCAAGGACAAGGCCGTCCGTGTTACCGGCTCGCAGGGCCAGCGTCTTACGTGCGCTCTCGCCCAAGCAGATAGCGATGCTGACAGTGCTACCATCTTCGGTATCATGTTGGAGACGGTCTCTGTCAACAACTCCGGTTATGTTGCGACTGACGGCCTCATCAGGAACGTCAATACCGCTGCATACGCTGATGGCGACATCGTGTACCTGTCTCCGGTTTCGGCTGGCGAACTGACGCCCATCAAGCCTGAAGCGCCGGAACATCTGGTTCTGATGGGCTATATCGTCAAGGGCGGTTCTGTCGGGGCAGGCTCCCTTTACGTTAAGGTGCAGAACGGCTACGAGCTTGGCGAACTCCACGACGTCAAGGTCTCGGCTAGCACCTCTCTCGCTGACGGTGAAGTCCTCGCCTATAATGTCAGCGCCCAGGTCTGGACCAACTCTCCTGCCCTTACCATTGCGCAGGCTTCCATCTCGGCCCTGAACATCCAGCTTGCGGCGGTCTCGGCCCTCGCCTCCGTCAACGCGGCAGCCGTTACCTCTATTAACAACGTCGTAAGTACCCTTGAGATTAGGGTCAGCGCGGCTTCTGCTACTGGCGTCACGAATGCGGCAGCAATCACCTCTATTAACAATGTTGTCTCTGCTTTGGAGATCAGGGTTAGCGCGGTATCGGCGCAGGCGTCTGCTATTCAGACCCAAGTCAATGCTGTGTCTGTACTGGTGTCTAGCCTTGATATTCGTCTGGCGGCGGTCTCGGCTTCAGTAAGCGCCCTGCAAGTTCAAGTCAATGCCGTGTCGGCAGCCGTGTCGTCGGCGCTAGTATCGGTCGGCCAGCGCGTCCTGAAGATTGGCGATACCATGACGGGTCCGCTAGTCATAACAAGCGTTTCGGCAGACAAGGCTGCGGTAAGTGCCACGGGTTTCTTGGCCGACTCCATTGGTAATGTTCGTACCATTATCCAGAACTCCCGTACCTCTGCTTACACGCTGGTAACATCTGACGCGGGCAAGTACATTTCTATTACGTCCGGGGGCATCACTGTTCCGCAAAATGTGTTCTTGCCTGGCGATGCCATTTCGATTTTCAATAACAGCGCAAATAATCAGACCGTCACGCAAGGCACCAGCGTTACCATGTACTTGGCGGGCACTTCTTTGACAGGCAACCGCACGCTGGCTCAACGCGGTCTTAGTACGGTTCTGTGCGTTACGTCGGTTGTCTTTGTGATATCTGGCGCCGGGCTGTCCTAATGACCATCATGCAACTATTGCTGGGGACCGGAGCTAGATTCTCGGGCAGCATTAGCTACTCCCTCGGTACGGGCGGCAGCGGAGGCTCCGGTGCGGCAAACGGTAGTGCCGGTACCGCGAGTACGCTTTCTTATAGCGGCGTGTCCCTTACGGCAAATGGTGGTGGCGCGGGTCAGTACAATAACAATACTGTCGGAAGCGGCGGCACAGCAACAGGCGGAGTTGCGAATGCTACAGGTGGCACTGGCTTAGGTCGGACAGGCGATGACGGCGGCGGTGGTGGCGGCGGCATCAATGGCTCTAATGCGGTACAGAATCCACTGGGAGCAAATTATGGCGGCAATGGTGCAAACGCAGCCGATTTCAACGGGCTGAGTTCTGCGCTAACGGGGTCCGGTTTTGCTCTTGGCACGGGCGGCACGGGTGCTAATGACGGTTCTACCCCCATCAATGAAAAGAATGGCGGCGCAGCTTCCGGCGTTGGTGCTGGCGGCGGCGGTGCCGGTTATTATGGTGGCGCCGGTGGCGCAGGTAGTCTGGGTGGCGGCGGCGGTGGCGCGGCGGGTTATACTGCCATTCGTGCTGGTGGCGTTGGCGGCGGCGGCGTTCTTATTGTGCAAATCAATAACGCCAGTACTACGGTGCTTACCAGCGGAACATCGTATACTATTCCACCCGGCACGAATTCCATAAAGGTCTGGCTCATCGGCGCTGGCGGCGGTGGTGCTGGTAGCCCGGCGACGGATGCCACTTCAGGCGGCGGCGGCGGTGCAGGCGGCATCAGCTACTACGAATTTACGTAAATGAGGAATTGACATGGCAACATACAAAATTAGTGGTTTGCCGTCCGCAACGGCGGTGGTGGCCACAAACCTCTTCGAAATTTCAGAGGTTACCGTTACGACGACGGTGTCGGCTTCGGTCACGACAACGGTCTCCTCCTACATCTCACGCCAAGCCACAGCGGCCCAGATGCGCGCCTATTCCCTCACAACCATTTTTGGTTACACGTTGGCCAAGGTGTCGCTTGTCAACGTCTCTGCGACCACTACGCTTGATCTAGCTAACTCTAATTACTTCGAAGCCCGAGTTAGCGGCAGCGTTTCGTGGGTCTTTGCTAATCCTCCCAGCAGCACAGTTGCGGCCGGTTTTATCTTAGAGCTTACAAACGGAGGGGGCTACACTAACACTTGGCCAACGGCCGTCAAATGGCCCGGCGGCGCGGCTCCACTTATCACTACCAGCGGCACCGATGTGTTTACATTTATCACCGATGATGGTGGGGTTATTTGGCGTGGCGTCCAATCTATGCAGGATTCCAAATAATGTTTCTTGTTGAATCCCTCCTTGCGTCTTCTGTTGCCGAACCAGTTTACATCGAGGACGTGTTTTCGACGTATCTTTATACGGGCAACGGCTCGACGCAGACGATCACTAACGGGATTGATTTAGCGACCAAGGAAGGTCTTGTTTGGATAAAAGCCCGCGATGTTTCTTATAGTCACATATTGACTGATACGGTGCGCGGAGCAAACAATGGACTCAATTCCAACACAAATAGCTCCAGCGCGACGCCATCAGGGTTGACAAATTTCCTTGCAAACGGTTTCAGCTTAACTGCAAGTGGGACTGTCGTTAATACAAACGCGGTACTTCACGCCTCTTGGACCTTTCGCGGCCAGCCGCGCTTTTTCGACATTGTTACCTACACAGGGAATGGTGCGAACCGAACCCTCACGCACAACCTCGGTTCTGTGCCGGGATGCATCATCGTGAAGCGGACGGACACGACCGGCGATTGGCAGGTGTACCACGAATTAGTAGGTCCCTTTTCTTACGGCGTTCTTAACAGCACCGCTGCTTGGGTTTCGAACAGCAATCGGTGGGTTACCTTTCCAACTTCTGCGGAGTTCAGCCTCGGCACGGACGCAACCGTCAACGCCAGCGGCGGCACCTACGTCGCCTACCTGTTCGCGCACAACGCGGGCGGCTTTGGCGCGACCGGCACGGACAATGTAATTACTTGCGGGACTTATGGCGGAAACGGCTCCGCAACCGGACCCACAGTCACACTTGGGTACGAGCCGCAGTGGCTTCTTGTGAAGCGCGCCCTCGGCGGCACAGGCGACTGGAACCTTATCGACAACATGCGTGGCTTCGTTGTCGGCGGCACTGACAGCGAGTTAAATCCAAACCTATCCAACGCAGAAAGCACCGGCACCTTTGTTACCCCGACCGCGACCGGCTTCCAACTAAACACGGCCGACGCGGGCTATAACGCTTCCGGCTCCTCCTACATCTACATCGCCATCCGGCGTGGCCCAATGCGGACTCCGACGAGCGGTAGCACTGTTTATGGGGCGGTAAATCGCGCAGCGACAGGGGCTACAGCGACCGTTAATGCTGGCCGTTTTGTCGATCTTAGCATTTCTGTAAGAAACAGCACCGCCAACGGAAATGCCAATATTGTTTTTGACAGAATGCGCGGTGCAAACAACTACCTCCTTACGACCCAAACATCTGCCGAAAGTACAGGCGGTGTAACAGACCTGCTGACTTCATTTGCAAATCAAACAGGAGTTTTGCTAGGAGCCGACGCTACCTATGCATACATAAATGGCACGGGAATGGGCAACATCATAAATTGGTATTTTACCCGCGCCCCCGGTGTCTTCGATATTGTAGCATATACTGGAACAGGTGCTAACCGTACTGTGAGCCACAATCTAGGCGTTGCGCCAGAATTGATGATTGTTAAGGGCCGCTCTGGAACAGGTTCGTGGCAAGTGTATTCAAGTGCACTAGCAAATACGGAATACTTGGTTCTAAATACAACAGCAGCAAAGGCAACTAGCGCCACTTATTGGAATAGCACAACACCGACAAGCTCTGTTTTCTCGCTTGGCACAGCCGGTGAAGTCAATACCAATGGCGCCACCTATGTCGCTTACCTTTTTGCTACCTGCCCAGGCGTCAGCAAGGTTGGCTCCTATACCGGCACGGGCGCAATCCAAACTATTGACTGCGGCTTCGCGGCTGGGGCGCGATTCATCCTCATCAAGCGTACTGACAGTACGGGTGACTGGTATGTGTGGGACACCACGCGCGGTATTAGTGCAGGTAACGATCCCTATTTGCGTCTCAATAGTGTTAATCAGCCTGTTACTACAACTGATTGGGTAGATCCGGCTACATCTGGTTTTGCTTTGAGCGCTGCTGTAGGCAACCTCGTGAATACCAACGGTGCCAGCTACACCTTCTTGGCAATTGCGTAAGGAACACAGGATGGAACTTCGAGAACAGGCCACCGGCCAGATCATCACCGACGCCCAGTTCCGGGCGCTCCACTCCAACACCTCCTTCCCGCCCACTATCGACTACGCGACTTGGGGTTACGACGTCATCTTCGAGGGCCCTCAGGCAACCGGTGGCACCGTCTACCAGTACTCCATGCGGCAAGGCGTCGAGCAGATCGGTGACAAGTGGTACACTAAGTATGTGCTTGGCCCCATCTTCACCGACCCCGACGAAGAAGCTGCGTACAAGGCACGCCTCGACGAAGAGCAAGCTGCCCGCGTTAGGGCGGAACGCAATGTCAAGTTGGCTGCGTGCGACTGGACGCAGGTGGCTGACGCGCCCTTCGATGATGCGGGCAAGGCAGCGTGGGCAGCGTACCGGCAGGCTCTGCGGGACATCAGCGTGCAGGAAGGCTTTCCGTGGTCGGTGGAGTGGCCGCAGGAGCCGGGGTGAGCGAGGTGAGCGAAGTTTGTTGACAACCCTCACCGCTCTGCGTATAGTGGGCTCCTAGCTAAGGAGCAGCCATGAGCGACAAGATCAACCGCGTCCAACTCCTCAATGACGCGAAGCTACAGTTGACACCGTGGACCACTGAGGACGGGCGCCTATTCCTCGACTATACTGAGGCCGGCGTCCGTCGCACCCTGTCCATTACACCTTCCGGCTACTGCGATTTCCGGGGCTGGTTCAGCGCATTCTGCGTTGACACGGCGGGTCACCTGCCAAATGGCGATCTCTCTTCTGCGGCCCAGGTGTACTTCTCTCATTGGGTGCGCTCGTCTGGTCAGAAGGTCAAGGACTACATCCGCGTCGGCGGCAAGCTTGGCGACCTGTACTTAGACATCGGCAATGATGCCAACGACGCTTGGCACATCAGCGCCTCGGGTATCACCAAGGTTCCGGGCGGCCCCTCACACATTCGTATGCTTCGTGGCGCAGGCATGTTGCCGCTTGTCGAGCCTGACTTGTCGGTTCCGGCGTCCGAGTTCCCGGCCCTGCTGAAGCAGTTCGTGGCTGCCGACGATGACGCTATCATGCTGCTCATCGCCTGGTTGTTGGGCTGCCTGCGTCCCGAGGGTCCCTACCCCGTCCTCACCATCTCAGGTGAGCAGGGTTCTGGTAAGTCCACCATCCTGCGCCTGATGCGCCGCATCATCGACCCGCACGCCCTCGACATGCGTACTCCGCCCGAAGACCAGCGTGACCTGCAAGCCATGGTTCGCAACTCTTTCGTCCTCGCCTACGACAACGTCTCGCACATCTCCAACAAGATGTCGGATGCGCTCTGCGTTATCAGCACCGGCACCGGAGCCCAGGGTGGCCGTGCACTCTACACCAACGCTGAAGAGTCTGCTGTGCGCGTCTGCCGACCCGTTGCTATGAATGGCATTCCTGACGTCGTTGAGCGGGGCGACCTCGTTGACCGGTCCATTCACGTTCACTTGCCCCGCATCGACCCCAAGCATCGGCGTGATGACAGCGAGTTCTGGGATGCCTTCCACGCCAACCATGCCAAGCTGCTGGGCTCCCTTATGAATGCTGCATTGATTGCTACGCAGAACTATGGTAATGTAGTGCTGGCTGAAAAGCCGCGCATGTCTGCTTTTGCTGTGTGGGCCGTCGCCGCCGAGAAGTCTTTCGGGTGGCCCGAGGGTCGTCTCATGGAAGTGTACAAGCACAACCGTTCGGCAGCCGAGAGCCACATGCTGGAGTTCCACGGCCTAGCCTCTGCTATGCTGCGTATGATGGAAAAGCAAAAGGAGTTCTCTGGAACTTATCCGGATTTGATCGGACAACTGGAAATGAACATCGGTCCCCGCGAGAAGCTACCGCAAACTTCCCATAGCTTTGCTGCGGAACTTCGCCGTATTAGACCTGCTCTCGAACGCCATGGTCTCCGCTTTTACAGTGCCGGGCGCTCTGGTAGTTCTAATCAAAAGGGCCGGTCTCGCATTTCCATCGTTCGCGTTGACGATGAGGACACAGTACCTGCATGAGTGAAGACGAACCATACGTTCCCAAAGTTTCGACCAAGCCCAAGCCAGACCACCTGAAGCGAAAGGAGAAGGCGGATCGGGAGCGTAAACCCAACCGCCCCTCCCAAGGCATGCGCCAGCGCAAGTACCGCCGCGAACTGCGTGAACTCAACATTCACCAGCCCAAGCGCGTCGTCACTAAGCAGCATGTGGAGGCGATCCGTTCCATCAAGGACCAACTCCGCGAGACGTGGCACGCGCATTGGGACAAGGTGGAACGCTTCAAGAACCTGACGCCCAAGCAAGTGGAGTTCGCCCGCCAGTACGCTATCAACGGGCGAACCAACAAGTGCGGTGCGGCTCGTCTCGCCGGCTACGACAGCGGCAACTACAACATTTTGCTTCGCATCGCCAACCGCAACCTAGCCATCCCGCACTTCCACGAACTGGTAACTGCGTTCGAAATTGAGGAGAAAGCTCGTATGAAGATCAATGTCGAAGACGTCGTTAAATGGTTCAACGACATTGCTACGGCGGCCATGCAGACTGGTGACTTCACCAATGCCAACCGCGCCATGGAAAACCTTGCCAAGTACCTAGGTATGTTCGTGGATAAGAAGGAAATTATTCACAAGACCATCCACTCCAAGGAAGAACTTGATACGCGGATTGGCGAACTGACCGCCATCCTGCGTGAAGCCGAGCCGGATCTTGAGCGCAAACTCCGCATCCACTAATCCGGACGCTCTCCTCCAACTCAAGGCAGAGCTAGCAGAGGCCCTCCATCAGAAGGCCATCATCGAAGCGCGTGACGACTTCTATGTCTTCGTGAAACTGCTAGCTCACCTTATGCTGGATGGCAACGACTACCGCGACGGGCGGCACATCCAAGCCATTGCCGCCACTCTAGCGGACGTCGAGGAAGGCTCCATTGCCCGCCTCATGCTGGCGTTGCCGCCGGGCTCTATGAAGTCCGTCCTCCTAATGCTGTTCGCCGCGTGGTCCTTCGGGCGCAACCCGACGTGGCGCATCATGTGGATCTCGCACACCACCGACAAGGCGGTCGAGTGTTCAGGCCGTATCCGGGACCTTGTCCGCTCCACCGAATACTTGGAAATTTTCCCCGGCGTCCAGATCCGCGACGACATGTCAGGCGTCACCGGCTGGAAGTTGTCGGCTGGCGGTTCCTTCCTCCCCGCAGGCGCAGGCAAGTCCATCGCCGGCTACCGTTTCAACTTGGGCATCCTCGATGACCCCCTCTCCGAGCAGACCGCCAAGTCCGACACCGAGCGCGAGCGCGTCAACAACTGGTATGGCCCCGGCTTCCGTTCCCGTAAGCTGCCCGATTCCCGGATCATCCTCGTCAACACCCGCTGGCATGTCAAGGACCTGTCAGGCTTCCTCCTAGACAAGGCTGCCCGCAACGGCAAGGTCGACCAGTGGGAAGTCATCTCCATTCCGGCCATCCTCGACCAGCCTGCCGCCGACTACCTCATGCTTCCAGAGGCCACATCTTACTGGCCCGAATACATCACCATGGAAGACCTGACGGCTACCC